GCCGTATTGGGTGAGCGCCCCTGAACTGGCCCAGTCCGATCCGCTCGAAAAATACGGAACGCCGCCCGACGTCCCCGCAATCGTGAATGCTGGGGTTGTAGTCGCCGTTGCGACTGACACAATGCCGCCCGTCCATCCGACTGACGTAACCGTCCCCGTTCCGCCAGTTGTCCAAGTTGGTGAAGCCGCACTACCTTGACTGGTTAGAAACTGACCAGCAGTCCCGTAGGATGGGCTAGATCCAACACCTATTGCTTGAGTTGAATTTATCGTAACAGCATTCGTTCCGCCTGTTTGTAAAGCGAGAGACGCAACTGTATCTCCGGTAGTTACTACGCCACTTGTAGTTGCATTAATAGTTGATGCCATGAATTTTCCTTAGAAAATGCCAGAATACGAAGTTATAAGCCATTTGTCTGGGCTTGTAATTGTGACAGAAACATTTGGAGAGATCGTTGTTACCCCAAGACTAATTGCGTTTTTATTTGCAATTAACACATAACTATTAGATATTACAGTAGATGATTCAATCAATGGGCTGGCGTTTCCGGTTCCTCCTCCTCCAACAGCGGCGTTGCTAACCCATACTCCTCCAATACTCGTTAGCACGTTACCTGCATTACCGGGGGCAATCCCGTAAAGAGCTGAAGTCCCGTTTCCTATTACTACGTTTCCAGAAGGAATTGTTGTTAGTCCCGTCCCGCCATTTCCGACTGCTAAAATTCCTGTCGCGTTTGCTACCGGAATATTGGTTGTAGCAACCATGTTTCCAGACGTAGGGCTACCCAACGATGGGGTAATCAAACTAGGACTAGTAACAATTGGGCTGTTGTTCATCACAACAGATCCAGTTCCTGTGATTGGATTACTAACCAGTTGTTTTGTTGAACTGCTAAATACTGCTAAAGATGGAGTTAGATTAGAAACAATCAGGTTCGCAGCAGTGGTCGTGCTTCCACTAAACGTGAGGTTTGCATCACCTCCAAACACACCAGAATTGTTGAACTGGACAGTTGTAAATCCACCTCCGGGAGTTACTTGCGGAACTGCATTGCTTACCCAAGCACTTCCAGTGCTGGTAAGAACATTGCCTGCTGATCCTGGACCAACAGATGTGGGAGATGACGATCCATTTCCTATGATTACGTTGCCAGAAGGCAAACTTGACAATCCTGTGCCGCCGCTGGATACGGCCAGGGAATTCAACAACGTAAGGTTTCCTACATTGGCAGTTGCAATGTTTCCAGTAGTGATGAACGCGCTAGTGGCGTTGAGCGTTGTGACGTTTGCAAGCGTAGCCGTGACGTTGACTGCGTTTATGCTTGTCACATTGACGTTTGTGACATTGCTAGTGCCACTTGTTATGGTGACATTGGCAAGCGTGAGGTTGTTGAGCGTGGTGACTGTGTTGCCGAGCAAGACAGACGTATTGCCAATGGTTATCGGCGTGTTGAAGTTGCTGTCCAGCTTGGCAAGAGCAATGTTCCCGCTTAGATTAGCAAAAGCATATGGGACGGTCATTAGAACCTCGCTCTCAATTCGTGTTCAAACTCGAAAGTATTCACAGTATAACCAGCACTGTTGCTGTTAATTGTTAAGCCAAGATACTTGCCGTACTGTTGAGCGTCTGATTTGTACAAAGCGTACCCGTAAGCAGACTCCCAGCCAACCGTTTGCAAACTGTTGTTTTGCCAAGTAACCGGCTGGTAGTAATTATTGATCCAAGTGACTGTATTGTCTATCGTATAAGCACCAGTCGCTCCGGTTCCCTGCTCGTTGTCCACGCTGACAAACAAGGTGGACGATGCCTGCAACTGCGCCTCGATACCAAACTTGAGTGCCTGCTTGGTCCGTATGGGATCACCCATAGGCATGAGCGCAGTCTGGATCGTAGTGGCTACATTTGCCGTGGAATTAGCATAGAGACGGTAGAGGCTTGAGCCTGCGGTCCCATAGAGGCGAATGACCCCCGCTGTAGGGACGGAAGTGATGTAGTCCAACGCTCCTTGGGAGGTTAGAAACCACTTCTTCTCGAAAAACACGGCTTGGACCTTTCTCGCTCCAACTACCGGGTCGTTGTAAGTGAAGGAGAATGCCGCGCATAGTATGTTGTTCAGTAGGACTTGACCACCGCTGATGGGTTTGTCGAAGTCAATGAGTTGGAATATCCCGTCTAGCGCGTCCGACAACTTGCTGGTGGTAGAACCGACCAGGGAATAGATCCCGTAGTCGTTCATGAACAGCACAGATCTAAAAAACGGGTAGATAGCGTAGATACGCTTAGTCCCTACGCTGGCAGAGACGTTGGTATTTGTGAATAAAGTCTGACCGTTGGTGTCAACGCGAACGTCAGAAAAGACGTTGATGCTTGTCTCACCAAAGATGTACAAAAAATTGTTGGCTGAGAGCAGGGCTTTGATGTTTCCGTGCAGCGTCGAGTCAGACAGGGTGATTGACCCAGCAGAGACGCTGGTGAAATCACTGTACGAGTCTGCTGCCGAGTAGTAGACAGTGCGTCCAGCGGCCACCCAATTCCTGCCAGAAAAACTAGCAACAGAAACTACTTGATCTGTGTTTACAACTGCCGTGACATTGGCAGCAGTGGAGAATCCACCACCAGAAAGAGTGACGCTGGCGTTGGTATAACCCTCACCAGGGTTTGTCATCACAATTTGAGATACAGTGTTCCCGAGAACGATCGCTGTAGCAGTAGCAGGTGTGACGTTAGACCCGCCGATAGCTACCGTTGGTGCTGACGTATAGCCAGAACCACCGTTGTTAAGCAGGATGCTAACGGTTCCGGTCTTGAACGTGACGATCTGGCCGATAGCATTAGCGCCAGACCCTCCACCACCAGAGAAAGTGATGGTTGGAGATGATGTATATCCACTACCTGCGTTTGTCAGGGATACTGTGCTTACTCCACCCGTAGAAATGACTGCGTTAGCCGTGGCTCCACCGCTGGAAAAAGTCACAGCAGGCACGGATGTGTATCCAGACCCTCCGTTGACTATGCCAACCGAAACAACTGCACCACCGCTGATGCTGGCAACTGCTGTGGCTTGGGTCCCACCCGTAATGTTGGGTGCGCCGATGGTTACGTCTGGTACTGCCGTGTATCCAGAGCCACCAGCGGTCACATAGACGGACCTGATGCCACCAGAACCCGTAACAATTGTGGCTGTCGCTACCGCCTGGACGCCATTGGCATCATTAGGTGCGCTAATCACCACGTTTGGCGCAGATGTGTACCCAGATCCGGGGTTTGACACTGCGATCAGGCCAACAGAACCGATAGATACTACATTTGCACCGTTCCAGCTAAACAATCCTTTAGATGGATCGCCGATGATCAGTCTTTCGTTCTTCCACTGGGTGGCGCTGACGTTTGCGCTGCTGAAAGTGCCTGCAACTGCTACGTTGCTAGTCACATTGCTAGTTAGATTGAACGCTTGCGCCCTACCGTCAACCTCGAAACTGACTATGTAGTCAGATACGTTGATGTTTGTGGACGTTAGATAAGAAGTTGTGTTGGCAAAGACAACTACATTGCCTGTACTGTCCGTAACCGTGCTTTGAGCAGGAATAATCTTGATATTGGAGTCGCCAATCGGCATGGCGTTTTCCAACCACGAAAATTCACTGTCCCTAATGGCAGTTCGGTTGGCTTTTGTGTTGATGCCACCAAACGTCTTCAGGACAGTGTAGGTCTTTTTCTGTTCCTGAGATGCCATCTTAGTAAGGACTGCTATACGGGTCCGGGATTCTGCGCGTGAAGACTGAATTCAACACGCTCTGTACTTGACGGTTGTACTGCTGGAGGAAAATCTCAGATTCTCCGTAGCTTTGTTCTTTGTACTTGGCCTTGTAAGCCGCATAAAACGCCACAGGAACCGTGTACGGGTCGTTGATGGCGTCATTGACCGTAGGATTGGTCAACACGAGCGGTGAAGGCAGGATTACCGTGTCCACTTCCATGCTATAGGACTGGTCAGGCACGGGTGAAATGTAAATTTGTTGCTGACCATACGTTGAGAAGCACACAGGCCTTCCAACGTAGTTCTGCCAGTACCTGAGCTGGGCGTTGAAGTTTGTCCAGGGCAAGTAACGCAAGGGAATCCTAGAGTTGCCCCAGTAGATCGTCAGGTTAAGAACATCCAGAGTCTGAGAACCATTAGGTAGCGACGAAAACGGGATGATTTCTGCACTTTGTACATACAACAGCGTTGCTGTGCCGTTGGTGAATGCGGTTGACGGGGGGAAGTTAGTCCCAGACGCGGGGTATGGCGGGGCTGTAGTCCCCAGTGTCCCACCCACAGTCACCTGATAGATAAAGATATTTGAGAATATGTACTGACCAGCGGTAACGACAAGTCCAGCAGACCAGATAATTGCGGCTGTTCCGTCTGGAGCGAGGGGTGTAGCGGATATTTGCAGGGTACGAAGGCAACCAGTGTCCCGTACTATCCTTTCACGCCCATCGTTAACGTAATCCGTAATCTCATCGTTGGACCAGAAGTTCCCGTTGGCATCGTGGAGAAGCCTGCGAACG